CTATACAGAAGTATAATAATAAATGTCAATCAGCTTGTTTTCACGGTCAAATACAATTTTTTTCACGATTGATCGTATGGCAGCATACTTTTCATCCTTATTGCATTGATCTGATGTAAGTATATTATACACCCCACGGATTCGATCTGGCATATCAATTACTTCTGGTTTTTGCTCTTCTTGCTTCTGAATTTCCACTGATAATTTTTCACGATCCTTTTTCAGTTTCAATTTGTTTTCTTTATACTCTTCTAATGTATCGATGCCGCTTTGATAAGCTTCTTTGATTCTATCTTCTTTTGCATCTAATTTTTTTAATTGTGATTTTAATATATCAAGATCATTTGTAACGGATTCAGGAGGAATATATTCACATTCAATCGATGATTTATTCATATCTTCTTCAAGTGCAGAAAGAACTAATGGAACTAATTTCTTTTCTGAAATACCATGACTGACAAGACATTTCCCTTTTACGTAACGATAACACTGAAAATTTGTGTATATACGGCCATATCGTTTATCTCTATGAACCGACGTTGAAAGAGAAGCACCACAAGAAGAACATTTTATTAAACCAGACAACCAATGTCTTTTTTGTGTAATTGGCTTTCCACCACGTGGACGATATTCTGTTTTGATACGATCATTAGCAAGGGTCCAGATTTCTTCTGAAACGATTGGTTTAATATTTCCTTTTCTTATGATCCATTCACTTTCTGGTTTTATCTCTTTATTGCTTGAATCTGAATAATTCCATCTTAAGTATCCCTTATAAATTGGATTTTGTAAGATATATTTTATCCCACGTGCTTCAAATTCTCTCTTGTTTCGAGTTTTATATCCAAGGCTATTAAGATGTCGAGCAATCTCATAAAAACCCATTGTGCTTGATGTGTAGAGCTTGAATATAGTCCTGACAATAGCAGCTTGATCTTCATCAACGATTGGTGGCACACCTTTTTGAATTACACGATATCCAAGAGCAGGAGAAGCTTGGAAATTTCCACGTAATGCATTTTCTGTCATTCCTCTTGTCACATCTTCGGCCAACTGGATAGAATAAAATTCATCTGTCCATTCGATAATTCTTTCAATCAGACCACCATAAATATCTTCTGTAATTGTTTGTGTGATACTGATTACATCAACATTACATTTGTTTCGTAACATTGATTTGTATACAATACTTTCTTCTTGATTTCTTGCAAAACGGTTAAATTTCCAGACGAGAATAGCTTCAAATGGAGAACCTTGTTTTTGCTTTGCAAGAGAGATCATACGCATAAAATCGTTACGTTTTTCAGCCTTTTTACCGCTTATACCAATGTCCATAAAAATATACTCTTCTGGAAGAATATAATTATGGCGATCACAATATTCTCTAATAAGACGTAATTGGGCATCGGGGGACAATTCTTCTTGCATATGAGTGCTTATTCTTATGTATGCAGCAACAATTTTAAAAATATTTTTTTTGATAATATCACCTCATTTTATTATATAGAACACATGTTCTGTTCAGAAGTAAAAAATAAAAAAGCTAAAGAAATTTAAGCTTTACAAGTTCTGGAATCACATTTAGATATGCAGCAATTTGATCGACTGTTTTTCCTTGATATTCAATTAATATTTCATCAGACAATAATAACTCGGCAGCAAATTTATTTGCTTCGATTTCAAAAGTATTTTTACTATGTAAAGTATAGTTCTTTACGAAACTACAATTTATTTTTGGATGCTGAATAGCATGACCTAATTCATGTGCTGCAACAATTCGATGAATATGATCATCTTCGATAGATGAGTTTAAAAATATACACCGAGATCGTTGCAGGTACATATAACAGCCTAAACGATTACCCAGAGGAACATCAAAGCGTTCGATTTCAAGATAATCAATCAGATCATAAGGATTTGATGTATTGTATTTCTTTTTTAGCTTTTTTACATTATCTTTTATTTTGTCATTCAGGTAGATCACTTCCTTAGTTTTGTCAGACTCTGACAAAATATTTTATTATGTACTGATATTTCATGAAATTAATATAGTTTATAGTAATGCATATGTCAATTGTATTGTACAAATATGAGAAATAACAATACATAAATTGACAAGATGAAAATAAAATATTATAATAATCACAAGTTAATCGAAGTGCATAGCACAAACGATTAACATTGATTAGATTAAAAAGAACATATAATTTTAAATGTTCTAAAACAACGTGGTTAACGAACTAAAAAGAAAAGATGGAAAAAGATTAGTGATGTTTCTGGTGATTTACCAGAAAAGGTTTGCTAATCTTTTTCTGCGTTTTCAAGAAAATCTAAAATCATAACACAACGTTTAAAATTGGTTGACTTCATTATCTCTTCTTTTGAATCAGTCGAGTCCATCTCGAATAATGATTTACAAAGAAATCTTAAATTATCAGTTGATAGCACAGAATAATTTTTTAAAACGATGCCAGACTTTTTATTGATAGTCTCTTCTTTTTCCATTAAAGCTATAATATCTTCTACTTTTGATAAAGATGGTATTTTCTTTAAGGTCTTAGAGATATTTTTACTGTAAATCTTGTCTATTGAATTATGGCTTTCCATATATTTGTAAAGATGTGACTCTTCGGTTGGACGCACATCACTATTTGAAACGTATTTATAAACTGGTAAGAGCCTTGTTGTTGGGATTGATTTAAATCTTGATGAACACATTTCCACAGGATCAAATTTTTTATTATCATAAATGATATCTTCAAAAATCTGATCATCACTAAAAATACCATAGCCAACAGAATTTAATACAGATTCTTTATAACCAATAGCAACAGCCAGAGGTTTGGCGGACAAATCGAGCTGATCCAGATCATCAATTCCTACAATAATAGATTCAGCTTCAGGAGATGAAGCACTTTCATCTACAATTTTTTTGACAATCTTTTTAGTTTCACGAATTTTCTTTGGAGAAATACCAGGTGTAATTTCATTTAAAATTTTAAATACTTCAAGAAAATTATCAGTTGCTATTTCTGTAATAGGGATGCTATCCCCTTTTTTAGTTGTGATAATACGACTAATTTCATTCAAATTTTTCTGGTCTTTCTTGTAACTTATAAAAATAAAATGTTCTTCAATGCTTTCTAATTCTTTAGATGTTAGGCAAGATAAAAAATCAGTGATAATTGATTGTATATCTTCATCGGTAAAAGAATAACCCATAAAAATAATTGGTGATTCAGAAAACAAGATTAGTAATTTTGCAATAAATAATTTTCTAGAGTCATTAAATTCATCGTAATCTTTATCAGTGATCATAATAGTATCAGCATCATTTGCTGAGCCATGAATTTTATATATTTCAGCAATGTTATAACTATCTTTAGAAAATAACTCATGTTGTCTTGTAAAAACTGTGTAGTCATCAGGAAAAATGAAATTCTCTAGAAATAGGTCATAATTTGTTGTAATAACAGCGGAAATTTTATTTTTTAATTTTTTAAATTCTTCTAATTCTTTTAGTAATTTTGGATTAGTATTAAGACGCATTTTCTTGAAATAATTAGCAAGAAACATTTTGTATGGTGATATTCCACGTTTTACCCAACTTGGGTTACGAGGACTACCAACTCTTAATTTTATTTTACGATCAAAGAAAGCTTCGTTGTATTGTTTCTCGATGATAGTTCCAAGAGCGGTATTTATTTCGAAATCTGATAAACCATCTCTCTTAAATTGATCTACATATTTACGAAATTGAAAAGGATCATCACAAAACTGTGAAAAAGATAATTCAAGCAGTTCGCTCCAATTTGGATATTTCCAAAGATATCTTTTTGAAATACCAGATCCAATAAATAATACGGGCATTTTATTGCTATGAGCAATTTTATGTAAAATTGTATCCATGTACTATACTCCTATGTAAGAATGCTTTGTCAGAGTCTGACAAAAATTATTAAGATTCAACTTCAAGCATTTCAAAAAATGTGTTTTCTGAAATAATTTCAATATCTTGTCCATCTAATTTTAATTTTTCGGCTTTCTTTTGCTTAGAACTTTTTCCATCCTTGATTGAAGGACAGTAATCGTTGTTACCTAGTACAAGATAATTTGTCTTTTTAGTCACAGAATTAGCTACGATACCACCAAGATCAACAACAAGTTGCATGGCATCTTTTCGCTGCATATTTTCCAATTTCCCAGTAAAGCAACAAACCTTTTGATAGAAAGGATGCAATTCATTAAAACAAGTATTAGAAGTAGTTATTGAATTGACGTCAATTCCTTTGTGATATCTCTTTGATGTTTCGGTAAATTTCTGTAAATATCCATATTCATTGATCATTGAATCGTACAATTTCTTAAACAATTCATATGTTATTTTGCAGTCGGCCAAAGAACGGTGTGATTCCAAAACATTAATATTATAAAAATCAGCCATGTCAGACAGTCTATGATGAGATAAATCTTTGTGTAATCTTCTAGAAATCCTTAGAGTATCAACAAAATCATTATTTAGTTCCTTACCCAATTGCTCTGAAATATTATCGTATAAGAAATTTATATCAAAATTAACATTATGCCCAACTAAAATATCATCAGATATAAATTCAATGAAATTCTGTAAAACTTCTTTTGTTGCTGGAGCAGAGTCTAACATTTCATTTGTTATATGTGTTAAATTTGATATGTATGAATCAATGTAATAATATTTATTTCCATCATTATCAATCAGGAAATCACCTTCATCAATATCTTCATCATATTCAATTAATGGAGGTTTTACTAAAGAAGAAAATGTTGATTCAATGGAATTATCAACAACTTTGATGGCACCAATTTCAATGATGGAATCAAAAGTAGGATCTAATCCAGTTGTTTCAATATCGATTACAGTATAATTTTTAGGGAAATCTAAAAGACTTTTACCTTTATTACGTTTTTTCTTTTTATAATTAGAATTTTCAACAGAGAAAGATCCTGTTGTTTCATCAAATGAAATAGTTATTGGCATAGCATCCTCCTATCTTTGTCAGACTCTGACAAAATTATTTGTATTTATTAGGTGTATACTTTTCTTTATTTTTCTTTTTAATTCTTCGTAAAGCTATTTCCATAGCGTCAAGAAGCAGATCAGCATCATCATCAGTGACTTCAATCCCATTGTAATTCAATTCGCCAGCTTGATTATTTGTTATTTGATCTTTGAGCATATCGAGAGTTTTTGCGATGTTTTTCTCGTCTCTTGGTGTTAAATCAAATTTATATTCAGAACTTGAATTTTCGGTAAGATATTCAGTACTCACATCGAGAGCAGTTGCTAATTTTTTTATCATATCAGGACTTGAGCCTGTCGTATAGCCACGTTCTAAATTAGAAATAACTTGACCAGATACCCCTACGAGTTTTCCGAGATCAGATTGCCTTAAATGTTTATTAGTACGAGCTTCTTTTAATTTTGTACCAAAACTCAAATAATCACCTCCTCCTATTGTTATTTTAACACAAAATAACGAAAAACGATAATTATTAACGGAATATTTTAAAAAAACGTTAAAAATACTTGACATTAACGGAAAACGATAATATAATCAAATTACAAAATAACCGATTGCGTTAATACAAGGAGGTGATAACTTGGACAAGACAATAGAAAGAATAGAGCAAATACGAAAGGAACAAGGAATTAAAAAAGGTGTATTCGCTGAAAATATTGGAATGTCCGCAATGGCATATTCAAGATTATCAAATGGTCAATCTAAATTAACGGTTGAAACATTAATTCGTATAGCCCAATATCTAAAGATAGATGATTTTAATATTTTTTTAAAATTTAATTAACGGATTACGTTAATTATAATAACAGATAATCGGCAATATGACCAGTAACCAAAACTACCGATTTCATTGCTAAATCAGTAGCGGAAGTACCAGGAGGTGAGAAGAATGAGAAATATGCATTTAGTTGATGATTTTAAAATGGAAAAAGTCACTATGAAAGTGCTCCAGGTTATGGAAAAAGAAAAAATGACATTAGCAGAAGTGGAAAAATTTCCAAAATATTTAGAAATAGCGATTAAGAAAAACAGTGAACTGAATGAAAAATCAAAACAATTCACTGTAAATGAACATTTGTTTTAGTTCTCTAACATTTTCAAAAATTCTTGAAAAGATTTTTCGTAATTTGCAATAAATTCCTGAGGTGTAATATCAATGTCTGGATGCAAATCACGAATTAACTCAAAAGCTAAAGCTAGATCATGAGCTCTTTGATCATTATTCATATGCAAAACTCTTTTCATAAAACTCGGACATGCCAGTGTCCTGTAAGTAAAGTATATGAAAAGAGTAATAAATTGACAAGGAGGAGGGAAAACAATGAGCAAAATGACAATAATCCCAATTTGCTGGATGCTAATCATGTGTAGCTTAGGAGGCAGAAGATAGAAGGAGGTAAAAAATTATGAATATACAAGATGCAACAAGAGAAGCGTTAAGAAATAACAAATATATTCGTAGAAAATCTACAGGAAATAGCGGAGCACGGATAAAACCAACAAATACATATGACTGTTGCTTGTTGATTGTTTTAGAAAAAGACAATCAGCAAGGAAGATGTTGGAATCCAACAGCGGATGATCTTATGGCAAATGATTGGATTATAACAGAGGAATGAAGTTTACAAGAAAATTGGCGATGGATGAAAGAGTATTTACAGGAAGATTTTCCATAGTTGCTATTGCTAAGTCAGATAATTCACAAAAATAAATTGTGTCATCTGCGTAGAGATTATTGAGATATTTATTACGTCCCAGTTCTCTTAATGAATCTTCAAGATCACTTAAAATCCAGTCATTAAACAAGGTTTTTTGTAACTCTTGTGCAGATGGGAAAAGTTTGGCTTTAGATTTAGAAATGCCATTTTTACGTTGATGTGAAAACTCTTTGTACAGTTTGTATAAAACGATTTTTGAATCTTTGGATAACATAAAAACTCCTTTATTAAAAATAATATGACACTTTTGTTTAAGTAAATTATAAAAAAGGAACATGAAAATAGCAAGTTAACAGAATAAAAATATGGAGGGAAATACCATGAAAACAAAAGAAATATCCCTGTACGAATTAGCTGACAGAATGGGAACAGCACACAGGGTAGAAGTCCTTACTACATACAGTCAATTAAAAGAAAGATCATCAACATATGGAACTTTAAGAGATAAGATAGACATTTTTATAGACAATTTAGAAATGCACCAAGGTGCTCAGTATGCTCAAACAGTAAAAATGGATCTCTTAACACTCTACAAGGAAGAAATCAAGAGATTAAAGATAAAATAAGCAACCTGTACAACCAGTACAGCATAAACATATAAAAACCAAGGAGGTATAAAACTATGGCAGAAAAAAAGAAGAAAAAAGAAGAGTTTAGAGTTCGCAAGTTCTTAGATGGAAAAGAGATCAAAGAATTTACCCCAGAACAGAAATATGACATGGCAGTAAGAGCGATCAGAGCGATCGGTGGAAGAGTAGTTACTAGATAGCTAAGCCATACAAGATAAATTACAGGTGTTTTTTGAACTTCATCCGTTCTTAAAATGGACCAACATTACCCCTTACAAACTGCCCAATAATTAATTCGAACTTTTATCTACCCTACAATTACATATTGTTTTATATACATAGAGCAGAACTACATTTTTCGCTAATGGGTGGAGTTCAAAAAGCACCTGTAAGAAAGGAAACAAAATGAAAAATATATATCAGACAGCAAGAGAAGCCGCAGGAATCACACAAGAAAGAGCGGCGGAGCTGATCGGGCTCTCGGTTGAAAGTATCAGATCTTATGAAACAGAAAAGAGAGTCCCGTCAGACGAAACAGTGATCAAGATGATTGAGATCTACAACGCAAATTATCTTGCGTATCAACATTTGAAACTCAAAACGCAAGTAGGAAATGCATTTCTTCCAGATGTTCACGAAGTGCCATTATCAAATGCAGCGTTAGCATTGATACATAATCTTCATAGCTGTATGGAAGAACAAGAAGAAATCATAGCGATCACGATGGATGGGAACATATCGCAAGAAGAATTGACAGAATGGCAGAGAATCATGAAAAAATACGATGATCTGTATACAGCGATTCTGGAGATACAATTTTCAAAAAAATAAGGCACTCAAATGAGTGCCTGATCCTCGAAAAGTTCGAAGATACATTTTCAAATCCAATTAAAGTGTATCATTATCAATCGGATTTTTCAAGGGGATAAAAATGCAACGTAAATATACAGACAATACAACAGATTTCACAGAACCATTTTGGGACAACCTGTGTCAAAGATGTAAGAAACGTTTCTGGTCCGTATCTTTGGACTGTGCATGTCCAGAATGCGGAAATGTAGAACTGTATATTTTAAACGAATCAAAACATTTAAAACATGATTCGAAAGAACTTGAAAAATTTCACAGAAAGATAATGGAGGAAGATTATGAAGACATTAACGGTAATGAATTATAAAGGTGGAGTTGGAAAGACTGCAACAGCGGTTAACGTTGCGTATGATCTAAGCGAGAAGGGATACAAAACTCTACTGATCGACTGTGATCCACAAGGAAATGCATCATATTTTTTCGGAAAGTACGATGAGACAAAGAAGAGTATTACAGGAGTATTGAACGGTGATTATGAGTTAGAAAAAGCAATCAGACGTACAAAATACAAGAATCTGGATATCATCCAGGCGGATAAGAACTTGGAGATAGTAGACATATTTAGTCCGACAGAGTTGCAATATCAATTAAAGAAGGTAGAACATCGTTATGATTTTGTTATTTGCGACTGCCATCCGACTTTTGATACATATACGCAATGTGCTTTGAATGCGGCAGATCTGTGCATTGTACCAGTGAAGTTAGACAGAAATTCAATCAACGGATTAGCGTTGTTTGACGAACATTTCCAAGAAGTTCTTGATTATAATCATAACAGCGAATACAAAGTATTAATGACGATGTGGAGAGATACGAAAGCAAATAAGCAAGGATTACTAGAAATCGTAAACAAACATCAGTATCCATTGTTTCAGAGCATGATCAGAAACTCAACGGCGGTGGACGAAGCTACTTACAAGCGAAAACCTTTACGAAAATGTGCAAGCAGAAGCAACGCATGTCTTGACTACCTAGACTTGACAGATGAGCTGATCAAGGAGGTGCAGTGATGAATATGGATGATCTTTTAAAGAACATAGGACAAAAGAATATACAAGAGAAGAAGAAAACAGCACCAAAAGTACAGATGATCCATTACAGTAAACTAAAACCAAATCCAGATAACTTTTATGAGACACCAGACATTGAAAAGCTTGCGGCTGCGATCAGGCTCGCAGGAGAGATTAAAAATCCTTTACGAGTCCACAAAACCGACATCGATGAGTATGAAGTGAATGAAGGACATAGAAGACGTTTAGCAACAATTTATAATGTCGAACAGATGGGATTAAAAGAATTTGAGTTTGTTCCTTGTGTCGTTGAGAAAAATGATACAACGATAGAGAAAATTAACCTGATTCTCAGCAATTCAACACAGAGAGAAAGAACAGAATACGAGAAGATGCAAGAAGCGGACAAGCTTCGTAAGTTATTAGATAAATACGCAAAAGAAAATGAGACAAAGATATCTTCTACAGATATGAGAAAGCTGATTGCAAGTATATTAGGAGTTTCTGGAACAAAGGTTGCACAGTTGGAAAGTATCAACAGGAATCTTGTTGATGATGCAAAAAAGAAATTTGAGAAAGGCGAGATCCCAGTATCGGTAGCAAACGAGATGGCATCATTACCAGAAAAGATACAGGAAGATTTATCAAGCAATGATGATATTAAGTTATCTAAAGTAAAAGAAATCAAAGAGGATTCCAAAACATGGACAAAGTGCAGATACGATGAATCAAAACGGTGTCGAGTAAATCTTGTCCAGAAGTACCCTAAATACTTAAAAACAGAAGGTCCTTGTCCTGGATGTTGTAGGATTTGCAATTATGTGAAAACTTGTCGATACCATTGTGAAAATTTAGAACACAACAAGAATAAAATATCAGAATCACAAGCAGAAATACCAAGATGTGCATATGATGACACGATAGAGTGTCACATTGCTGAAACAATTAAAAAGTATAAGCCAAACAGAAATATTGCGGAATGCCCTGGGTGTTGTAATCTGTGTTCATATACAGATACATGTGGACATGTTTGTGCAAAACTACGAGAAAGTGTTGATAAAATGCTGACAGAAAAGGATTTAGATAAAATAACTTTCACATTTCAGGACGTAAAATTAGCACTAAGTTGGGTAAAGAAACAGATTCCACAGACGAAGCAAAAAGATGAAGAAACAGCTGTAAGGATAAAAGTAATGTCTGAGGCATTAAAAAAATATTTAAAAGAAATGATGGTGGTAATTGATTATGAAAAGTAGCTTTTTAATTTACCACGAATATAGAGAAGCACTAGAACTCTTGACAGACGAGCAACGTGGACAACTTCTTATGGCACTGATTGACTATTCAGAGGCTGGAAAACTTCCAAAGCTTGATGGAGTTGCAATGATGGCTTTTACATTCATAAGAAGCCAAATGGATCGTGACTTAGAAAAATATAATAATCGTTGTAAAACCAGTCGGGAAAATGGGAAAAAGGGCGGAAGACCTAAAAAAATAAACAAAAATGAAGAAAGTGAAAACCTAGAAAACCAAACGGTTTTAAAAAAAACCGAAAAAAACCCAGAAAACCCGATAAAGATAAAGAATCATGATAAAGAAAAAGATATAAATAAAAATACTATGTGCAAATCTAAAGCAGATGCACTGTTTGAGAGAGTTTGGCAATTATACCCAAAAAAACGTGGGAAAGGGCAAGTCTCAGAGGCTAGTAAGAGGCGTTTACTTGATATCGGCTTTGAAGAATTAGAACGTGCCATTAACCGATACAAGGCGGACCTAGATCTTGAAGACTGGAGAAAACCCCAAAATGGCAGCACGTTTTTTAACTCAGGGTATATAGATTACTTGGATGCTAATTACGAAAAGCCGCAAGAAGTTAGACAGAAAACACCAGGAAAATTAGATTGCCAGAGAGATTATGATTTCAATTCGCTAGAACAACAGCTGCTTAGAAAACAGCAGGAAGGAATGTAACGATGGGAACTAAGAGAAAATATGCATCTTCTAAGGCAATAACGAAGAATCCGATCAGTTTCGAAATGGTTGAAGAAAAAATAAAAGCTATGCAGCCAGGAAGAAAAATAAAAATATGGGTGCACGTAACAAAACACAGGATAACGAAAATCCGTATCGGATTGTAAAAGGAACTGTTGTAAAAATATACGAGAATCACATACAGATTTTTGTAAAAACAAAAAGAGGAGCAAAGTATAACGAGTGCTTTTTGAAACGAGATTTATATCACTGGAAGTTTGAAGTTAGATAAACGAAAAAAGAGACAAGAACTCAACGAAAAGTTCAATGCCTCGTAACAAGTATATCATACGCAGGAGGTATTGAACAGTTGGAAATTACTTTTGATGATGCAAGAAAAAGACTTAAGCAAATCCGTTGGATGGATAATGAGATTGATGCTCTGATTGAAGATAAAAAAGGATACATGGATTTAGCAACGAAGACAACAAGTACCACGGACGGCGCTGGTATACATGGATCAGGAGAAAACGACAAAATGGCGTCGATCATAGCAAAGATTGCCGATATGGAAAATGAGATCTATGCAAGAATTGATGGATTGGTGGATTATAAAAAACAGATATCTTGCATTGTACACCAGATTGAAGACAAGGAGTGCCAGAAGATCATTACTCTTAAATTTTTCAGGTATATGCAAATGACAGATGTTGCAAAAGCAATGAACATGGACCGAAGTACCGTGTATAGAAAATACAATAAGGGAATTGAAGAGGTACGAAGAATTTTGTCAGAGTCTGACAAAAAATAAATAATATCCTGCGGCTTAAATGTTTGACTGATGGAACATGTAAACAAATTTGTCGTTTTACCAATTAGCCTATATCTTGATATCGGTCAAACATTTAAGCCGCAAGGCTTAGAGCTGGATGTTTATATACCACGAAGACAATTTAATAAAGATCCATAATATAGCTCATAAGAAACGTAGTGTATAGGTTGCTAATTGCCCGGCTTCGGTCGGGCAGAAAGGAGCAATATGCCAAAGGGACATACAGAGAAATTTAAAAAGAAAACAGTAAAGATGATGGTAAAAGGACATCTAACACAAAAAGAAGCAGCTCAAAAAGTTGGAGTAACAGAGACAGCGATCGGATATTGGGCGGATCGTTATTTTTACGAAGTGATGGAAGAGTTAGCAGAAGAGAAAAGACAGAGAAAGCGAATGACAGCAGCAAAAGAAAAGAAAGAAGTTATCTGGCATCAAGTTAATAGCATTGCTGGATACTGGGGGGGGTAAAAATGGATAGGAAAGAAACGACAAAAATATTATCAAGATATCTGGAAAAACATATAAAAGCATATGACACAAGAGTTTACTGGGCAAAAGAAGTAACGTTTGATTATAGAACAACATTTGCTAGACGAGTTGACTACATGAGATATAAACCAAAGAAAAATGGAGCAAATATTGAAATGGGACTTTTTTATTGCTATGAAATAAAATCTTGCGTAGAGGATTTTCATTCTAAAAATGGTCACAATTTCTTCGGAGAATATAATTATTACGTTATGACAAAAGAGACATACGAAAAAGTACAGGATGAGATACCAGAATATATAGGTGTTTACATAAAAGAAGGTGATAATCTAAAAAGTGTAAAGAAAGCAACAAGACTTCACAGGAGAAAAACAGCTGGTGAAATGATATTAATGATGTTTCGATCATGTGCGAGAGATAGAAGCAAATGATATTTGGGAGGAAAAATGATTAACAGTAATATCTTAAAAACTTGGAACGAAGAAAGAATTAAATATCAGATACGATATGCAAAAAGTTGTGCTGAATATCATAAATACCCTGAGAATTTAGACAACAAAGGACATATGCATGAACAGAGTTGGGTGTTGATTAATGTTTTTGGGCTATCAGCCAAACAAGTCGAAGAAGTAGAACGAGAGGATGGTTTTACAACAGAGGATATTCTTAGCCCTGAATTTGAAAGGTGGTGCCGCTTATGAATTTAGAAAGGCAAAAAGAAAATTTTAAGGATCATAAAGCAACATTTACAGACTACGGAAACATAAAGATATTAGATTTTAAAAAAACAAATAGTTCACATTACAGAATTAGATTTCTTTTTGAAGAGGATTTTTATAGATTGCATATTTCTGGCGATCTTGGAGAACTAATTGCAGTAAATTATTGCAATATGTGTTGGGATAAGTTCGAGGACTTCGTAGATAATATCGGATATTTCGAGGGGAAAGTAATCAGCCATAATAGACCATTTTTTTTGTATGATCAGGAAAAGGCTCAAAATGATGTCATAGAGTATTTAAAAACTTATGATCTCTATGATGAGGTTATAGATGATCAAGATGAGTTTATGTCAGAAGAAGGTATAGTCGAAGATTTTTTAGAAGATGTCTTTAGTGATTTTACAGAAGAAAGAGGAATTGGATACTATGGATATGAAAAGCTTTCAGAGATTGATTCAGACATTTTTGAATTTATTGACGATTTTGGTAAAAAATCGACAGGGATACTTGATTTGTACATGCTGTCTTTTAAATTAGCTAAAGAACAATTGGAAAATACCTTAAAAGTGAGGAAAAATAATGGATGATAAGAAAAAACAATTGCTGAATAAGCTGAAAGCATTGGCAGAGCGAGGTGTTGGTGGCGAAAAAGAAACTGCACAAAGAAAACTGCAAGAACTAATGGAAAAATATGAGATAGATGAAAATGATTTATCAGATGACAAGAAAGAAAAATATCAATTTAAATATAAGAATGAGTTTGAAAAGAAACTGATTAAACAAATAGCATATAGAACTTTTAAGAAAGAATGGTCTGAAAGAATGTATACATATTCAAGAGGAAGAGGAAAAAGATCTATCATGCTGATAGAGTGTACAAAAGCTGAAGAAATACAATTAAGAATAGAATATGAATTTTACAAAGATTTATGGAAAGAAGAAGCAGAATTTTTATTTAACGTTTTTATTCAAAAACATCGGATTTTTGATCCTGAGGGTAGCTGTAAAAAAGATCATTATAGAATGAAAGAACAGGATCTAAAAAGAATGTCAATGATGGAAATGTTATTACAAGATAAGATGATGACCAAGATGCTAGAGGCAAGAGAATGACGAAAAAAGATGGGGAAAACCTCATCTTTTTTATTATAAATATTGACATAGTGTGTACACTATAGTATAATATAAGTATGAAAGGAGGAAAGCTAATGAAAAAGAAACAAAAGAAAAAGCTTGCAAAGTTGATTATCAAAGCAATAACAGCAATAGCCCTACTGATTAGTGCGATAGCTCAACTTATACAAGCCCTTAACTAATAAAGCCCTATTAGTTAAAACAACAGAGGAAAGGGAGAGAAATCTCCCAATCCTTTGTAACAATAGTATAACACACATTAGCTTAAAAGAAAAATGAAGAAGATAACATTTTACGACATGGTATTACTGTTTGCAATCGTGTTACAGTTTGGAGAGAGAAGTATTTACACAAGTTTGATATTATTGTTCGCATCAATACTTGAACTGATTGACGTACTTCCGAAGATTGTGAGGTTGATAAAACATGGAAAGTAAAGCAAATCCACAGACAAAGGCAAGTGCAAAGTGGAATAAAAAAGCAGGATATGTAGCCAAGAGTTACAAGTTAAAAAAGGATACAGTGGAAGCGTTTGCAGAAGCATGCAAGACGGCAGGGGTAAGTCAGGCAGGTCAATTGACCAAAATGATGAATGATTTTATTCAAAAAGTGGAAGAAAATTAAAAGATGCGACACTTTGCGACACTTACATGTGTTATTATGGCATTGTAAAGAAATGAATAAAGAGGAAAAAGCACATTGGACAGATTCTGATGTGCTTTTCTTATGCCAAAAAGAAGGTGAAAGAGATTGAACACTGTACAACCAATCAGGGACATGAATACAGTTATGGACATTGCACGATATCTGAAACAGAATAACGAGAGGGATTATGTGATGTTTACAACAGGAATTTATTCAGGGTTGCGAGTGTCTGATATTCTGAAGCTTCGTGTCAAAGATGTTCGTGGGAAAGATTACATAGCCATGAGAGAAAAAAAGACAAAGAAAGAGAAGCGTTTTATCATCAATAAGAATCTGAAAAAGATACTGGAAGCGTGGACACGAGGAAAAGATGATCTTCAATATCTTCTTGAGAATCCAGTAACACATAGACCGATCAGCAGGCAAAGAGCTTGGGAAGTGATGAGGAATGCAGGAGAAGAGTTTGGAGTTTATAATCTAGGAACACACACCATGAGGAAAACATTTGGTTATCATATGTATCAGGCGACACATGATGCAGTGATGTTGATGAAATTATTCAATCATTCAGATATTCATGTAACGCTCAGATATATAGGAGTTGAACAAGATGAAACAGATCAAGCGATTTCAAAATTGGATTTTGGCGTTTGATTTTTCTTTTTGTACAGAAAAGTTAACTCAAATTTGTTGTGTAAAGTTACATGACAAAAAATAAGGTGCATTTATAAGAAAGAAAAAAACCTTTGTAAGTTTACAAAATTATAAGATATGTAAAGTCAAAAGAGAAAAACAAAGCGAAATTAACTCATCGGTTAGAGTGGCGATCTTATAAATCGCTGGTAGTTGGTTCGACTCCAACATTTCGCATTTATCCAGGAACAGCAACTGTAGACAAATGACAAATAGCCATACTTTAATTTTGTCAGGTCTGACAAAGTTCTTGGATTCAACGTGGCAGTTGTAGGAACAGAAGTTGAAAATAAAATGATACGATATTTTTGGTAAATTGATCCTCCTTTCAAATGAGTTTATAAGTTTCTTGATGGTAATAGGTAATGTGGTTTTGGCACTTTTAATAACTTCTTCAGGTTCGAATCCTGATGCCACGATTTTTGTCAGAGTCTGACAAAGAAAGGATACGCATGATAGAACATGAGATTACATACGTGAAGAGATGTATACGAGAAAACATACATCGTTTCTATACATGGACAAGATGGAAACAAACAAGAAAAGAAGTGCTAGAGTTGGATAAAGGAGAATGTCAGTTGTGCAAGCAACGAGGTATCTATACAAAAGCAACGACAGTGCATCACGTAAATTATGTGAAGAAACATCCAGACAAAGCTCTGGATATCTGGTACACGTTCAGAGGACAAAGAAAAAGAAATCTAATTAGTCTATGTCACGATTGTCATGAAGAGGTCCACGGGTACAGGAAGAAAAAAAGAGAAAAACCATTGACGGAAGAGAAATGGTAAAAAATGGAAACAGACACCCCCGGTCCGAAAAAATCGGAAATTAATTTGGCCCATGGAGACCGGTGGGTGGCCTAGACTTTCTAGATTTTTGTCTCACGCACGTGAAGGGGGTGGTCAAGATGGCAAAAAAATCGGTCAAATACATCAGAATCAAGTCTGATCTTATGGATCAAATGGAAAGAAATCAGACGTATGGAAAACATTTTGAGGATCTTTTAAATGACTACATGTCACTTTACGAGATTAAAAATATGTTAATTAAGGACATTGAAAAGCGTGGGGTAACGGTAGAATACAATAATGGCGGCGGTCAGAAAGGAATCAAAAAGAATGATAGTATTGAACAGCTCTTAAAAGCGAACACACAGATGCTAAAGATTTTAGATGCATTAGGAATCAAAGCCGTCCAGGAAACGGATGGTGAATTTGATGATGAAGAACTCTAAGATCAATAAGCACATTCAAGAATGGATAGATATTGTTGAAAATGAAACGTACAAGGTCAGTAATGACCAGAAACAACTTGTGAAACATATAAAGTGGTGCTTCGAGAACGAAGAAATATATACGGATGATGAACAATTAGAAAAGTACATAAGTCTGATTAAATATTTTCCATATGAAACACTGATGCCATGGCAAAAATTTGTAATAGGATTGCACGACTGCACCTATTGGAAAGAAACAGGAATGCCACGATGGCCAGATCTGTTTTGCTTGATTGGACGAGGTGCTGGAAAGGATGGAACAATTGCATGGGAATCTGTTTGTCTTGCATCACCATATAATTACAAAATCAGAGAATACGATGTTGATATTTGTGCAAACAATGAAGAACAGGCAATGAGACCGGTGTATGACATCATCAACGCATTTGATGAGCCGAAACACAGGAAAAAGTTGAGACGATTTTTCCACTGGACAAAAGAACAGGTAAGATCATTAAGAACAAAAGCTACGATCAAGGGTCGGACGAACTCACCGAAGGGGAAGGATGGTTTAAGATCTGGCATTTGTATTTTTAATGAGGTACATCAGTACCAAGATTACAAAAACATAAATGTATTCACGACAGGCTTAGGAAAGAAAAAACACCCAAGGAGATCTTATTACACGACAAATGGAGATGTGCGAGAGGGTGTCTGTGATGATCTGATTGCAAAATCAGAAGAGATTCTTTTTGGAAATGAACAAGATTATGGATTACTGCCGTTTTTATGTCGACTTGATTCGAAAGAAGAAGTACACGATGAAAGCAATTGGACAAAAGCAAATCCAAGCTTACCATATTTTCCAGATCTGCTAGAAGAAATCAGAAAGGAATACAGGGATTGGTTAAAAAATCCAGAAAGATTATCAGCGTTTATGACAAAACGTATGAATATTCCAGATGGAGCTAGTGAAATCAAAGTTACAGACTGGGAAAACATAGCAGCAACAAAAATAGAAATTGCGAACGTACATCGTTGGATGTGCACGTGTGGAATTGATTTTTCTAAGGTAACTGATTGGGCATCTGTGAATCTACATTTCAGAGACGGAGATCTAAGATATGATATATCTCATTCCTGGATGTGTCTTAATTCGAAAGATATCAGTCGCTTGAAAGTACCATGGAAAGAGTGGGCAGATCAAGGACGATTGACCTTAGTTGATGATGTAGAAATACATCCACAGTTTTTGACAAATTATATTCAGGATATGAAACAACAATATCAGATTCAAATGGTTGCAATGGACGATTTCCGATATGCTCTTTTGAGCAAATATCTTGAAATGATAGGATTTGACAAAAAGACATATAAAAACCTAAAACTGATCCGACCATCGGATATTATGAGGGTTGTGCCGGTGATTGATCATTGTTTTGTGAATCAATGGTTTCGATGGGGTGATGCTCCAGAACTACGATGGGCAACAAACAATACCAAATTGGTAAGACATAACCGCAAGATAGGACAATCTGATGATATGGACTTTGGAAATTTTGTTTATGGCAAGATTGAAGCAAAGTCACGAAAAACAGATCCATTTATGGCTTTGGTTGCGAGTATGGTAGTAGAGGACGTATTACCAGAGACAGCGATTAAACAAGCACCAAAGATTAAAGTTTACAGCTATTAAAGGAGGTGATGCAGCAGTGGGATTTAAAGACTGGTTGATCCAGAAATTCGCCCCACCTAAGACCGTAACAGTTGAAGAAATCATGACGGATGAGACCGTACAGCAAGCAGTCAGCGAATTGTATTTGAAAGAATTGGCGTTCTGGACATGTGTGAATAAAATCGCAAATGCACTATCGAAATGTGAATTTAAGACATATTACAAAAATGAAGAGCGAAAAGAAAAGGAATGGTATCGATGGAATGTCGAACCGAATCCAAATCAAAATGCAACAGCGTTTATAAACAAACTGATCGGTATGCTATACAGAAGAAATGAAGCATTGGTTGTAGAAATCAATGGATCTATATATGTTGCGGACAGTTATCAAAAAGAACGTTACGCACTAAGGGATTATGAATTTAAAAATGTTTTGATTGATAATTATACATTGTCAGATACGTTTCGTATGTCCGATGTATTTTTCTTCGAATTAAACTCAAAAGATGTAAAGAAATACATTGATAATATGAATGCCTCTTATAGCAAATTAATGAGCTGTGCGTTTAAGGCATACCAGAAATCGAGAGGAAGTAGAGGAATATTAAACATCAGTGCGATGGCACAGCAGGCACAAAATTTTGATGAGACGTTTGAAACGCTGATGAGTGAACATTTTTCAAACTTCTTCAAGAAAGATAACGCAGTATTGCCACTGTTTGATGGATATCAGTATCAGGATATCAGTCAAAACAGTAAAACATACTCAACTGAAAATACAAGAGATATCAAGGCTCTGGCAGATGATACATTTGAGTTCACTGCAAGAGCTTTTTCATTTCCACCAAGCCTTGCAAAAGGAGACGTACAGGATACCAGCAAGGCAGTAGATGAACTCCTTACATTCGTGATTGATCCTCTTGCTAAGATGATAGCACAAGAAATCAACAGGAAAGAAGGAGGATATATGAATTTCTCACAAGGAAACTATGTGAGGATTGATACAACTACAGTAAAACATATTGATATTTTCGATATCGCAACACCGATCGACAAGCTGATCAGCTGCGGAGCCTTTAGTGTGAATGATATTTTAGAGCTACTTGGAAAACCAAGGATCACGGAAGATTGGGCAGAACAACATATCATAACAAAAAACTACGCAAACGTAGAAGATGTACTTGATGCGATGATCGAGACAGGAGGGACAAAGACAATTGGAACCTAAAATGTATTGGCGGATGGAACCGTCACAACAGGCAACAGGACCAACAAAGATTTATCTGTATGATGATGTTACAAAATATGGAGAATTTGATTGGTATAGTTGGACATACAAAGAATCTGAAACATCGGCAAATTATTTCAAAGAGACATTGGAAAAAATCAAAGATGGAACAGAGATTGAATTACATATTAACAGTAATGGTGGTTCAGTATCGGAAGGTGTTACGATCTATAACTTACTAAAACAAAAGGATTGTACAGTTACAGGTATTGTGGATGGAGTAGCACACAGTGTTGCTTTTTTAATTTTACAGGCATGTGACAAGAGAATTATGAATCTTGGTACGTCTGCATTAGTGCACAATATGTGGATGGAGTGCTATGGAAATGCGGATCAGTTACGAAAATTTGCAGATGATCTTGATACACTGATGGAATCAAATCGACAGATTTTCTTAGAACGAGCAACGATCGATGAAGATAAATTAAAGGAACTAATGAATGCAGAAACTTATCTGACACCAGATACAGCACTGGAGTATGGTCTGATTGATGAAGTTGCGACATCGCAACAGAAAGATAACGGAGAGGCTCAACAGAAGGCAATGATGCAGCAACTCCAGGCGATGCGGCAGCAGATGAACATGCAGACATCATTTAAAGAAGATCTGAAAAAAATGCAGCAAGGATTGAAAGATCCAGAACAAAAAGAGCCAGTAAACAAAATTAAGAAATTTTTTGGAGGAAAATAATGGCGATCAAAAATTTAGACATGTTAGAAACAAAAAAACAGGAAATCTTACAGCTGATGCATGAAGCAATGCAGCAGGACGATCTGAAAGCATTTGATGATGGTTTCATGAAATTATGTGAGAATATTCAGGAAGCAGTACTGACACAGGCAAGATCAGAGTTCAGACAGAGCAATGATGTCACAGTGCTTGCAACAAGAGGAGTCAGACAGCTAACAACAACAGAAAAAGAGTATTATCAAGCTGTTATGGATGCGATGAAATCAAACAATCCAAAACAGGCACTTGGTAATCTTGATGTTGTCATGCCGGAAACAATTGTTGATTCTGTGTTTAACGACCTGGAAACAAATCATCCATTGCTGAGCAAGATTCAGTTCACAAGCGTGACTGGACTCACAAAAATGATGATGAACACTAACGGATTCCAGAAAGCTGCATGGGGTAAATTAACCGATAAGATCATTCAGGAACTTGAATCAGGATTCAAAGAGGTTGATGTAACACAGGACAAATTATCTGCATTTATTCCAATCTCTAAAGCAATGTTAGACCTTGGACCAGAATGGTTAGATAATTACATCAGAACAATACTGTACGAAGCACTTGCGAACGGATTAGAAGATGGAATTGTAAACGGAACTGGAAAAGATGAGCCAATCGGAATGACAAAACAGGTGGGGGATAATGTTACAGTAACCGCCGGTGTGTATCCAGACAAAGCCGTTGTGAAGATCACAAAATTTGACAATATCCAGTTAAACAAACAGGCTGCAATTCTTGCGTTAAATGAAAAAGGACAGTCCAGAACAGTAACAGACCTGATCCTTCTCGTAAACCCAAGTGACTACTACAGTAAGGTTATGCCAGCGATTCAGTATCCAGCACCTAGTGGCGGATATGTGTCAGCACTTCCGTTTGACATCGATATCATGCAGAGCGCAGCAGTACCAAAAGGAAAAGCTGTTTTCGGAATCGCAAAACTTTATTTTATGGGAGCCGGAATGGGCAACAATGGAAAAATCCTTTATTCTGACGAGTACCACTTCCTGGAAGATGAAAGAGTATATCTGATTAAGATGTACGCTCATGGATTCCCTATTGACAACAATGCATTTATTGTATTTGACATTAAAGACTTACAGCCAGCTTATTACAAGATCGAAACGGTAACGAATACAGCAGATGTAGATGATGCGACACTTGCAGATCTGAAATTCTCCAACAAGAAATTTAACGAAACATTTGCAGCAGGAACTACAGCATACACTGTAACAACAGCAGATGCAGGTAATACGATCACAGCACTGCCAGCGGATGCAACAGCAGATGTTGAGATCGAATTTAAAACTAAGAAGTATCCAAATGGTACAAAACTGACATGGGATGCTGGGGAAAATACTGTAAAAGTTATCGTAACTGATGGCGCAGAGACAAAAACATATACGATCACAGTTACAAAAGAATAGGTAAAAGCCTATGCAGTTAATTGAAGACGTAAAAAACTACTTAGATATAACATGGGATATGGATGCCAGTGAGACACAAAAGCTCACTGGCATTATTACCAGAGGGAAAGCAGCGCTTGAAGGAAAAATTGGTACATGCGATTTTGAGAATGAAACGGTAGAAAAACAACTATTGTTAGATTATTGCATGTATGCAAGAAGCGGTGCATTAGATGATTTTTGGAGCAATTACAAAAGTGAGATCATTTCGTTACAGATCGGAAGGTGGGCAGATGCCAAGAATAAAGAATCATAATTTCGTTACATTCAATGACGGCATCTTACAGATCTGTGAGCTGTCAGAACGAAAGATTGTGAAGACAAAAATGGACAGAGTCCGCTATGGAGACATGACAGTCGGTATCAAACGTTTCTGGGATGCAAAGGTTGCAGGAAACGACATAGAGAAAACGGTAGCAATTCCAAAGATTTTAAATATATCAAGGATGGATCTGATCCTGATCAATGGGAAACAATACAAGATAGAGCAGATACAGGACAAATTCGATCAGATGCCGCCGTATCTGCTCTTATCATTGTCGACATCGCCGATTACATATAAGGATGTGAGATAGTGGAAGCAAAAGATTTAGGGAAAGCAATCAGAAAAGAGCTGCAAAATTACGCAAAAGTTGAAAAGAAAATACTGAACGAAGCAGTAAAGCAGGCAACAAAAGAAGCAGTGAAAGAATTAAAAACAACATCACCTAAAAAAACAGGAGATTATGCAGGAAGCTGGAGAAGCAAAACAGAAAAGAAGACAACAGGAGATTCTTCCACGATCTATGCAGGAAACGGAGAATACCGTCTGACTCACCTACTTGAAAAAGGTCACGCAAAACGTGGTGGCGGTCGTGTATCTGCGATTCCACACATCAAAAAAGTAGAACAAAAGGCAATCAAGAAGCTGGAGGAAGAGGTGGTAAAAGGATGATGAGCAAAGAAAGACTGGAAGAAATGCTTGCAGAAACAGGGCTTTCGTTCCAGTACCATCATTTCACGGAAGAAAACGCAGTTGATCCGCCGTTTATTGTATGGATAAATGAAGAAAGCGCAAATTTCTATGCCGACGGTGTCGTGTATGCAGTAATCGACGCTGTGAGCATTGAACTATATACAGACGAAAAAGATCATAAGCTAGAAGAAAGAATCGAAGAGATATTTAAAAACTATAACGTATCCTGGAAAAAGGAAGAAACGTACATCGATAGTGAACAGATGTATGAGGTCCTTTACCAGATGGAGGTGTAAAAAATGAAAAAAGGTAAAAACAAGATTAAGTTCAATTTGAAAAATGTGCATTACGCTGAGATTACGGAAACTGAGGGGAAAATAACATGGGGAACACCAGTCGCAGTTCCTGGGGCCGTATCATTATCATTAGATGCAGAAGGAGACACAAGTACATTTTACGCAGACGGAGTAGCTTATTATGTATCTGTCACCAATAACGGATATTCTGGAGATTTAGAAATGGCGTTGATTCCAGATGATTTTAGGACAGGAATCTTAGGAGATACAAAAGATACAAAAAATGTATTGACAGAGAATGCAGATGCAACAGTTAAATCCTTTGCTCTATTGTTCCAGTTTGACGGAGATGTCAATGGAATTCGTCATGTTCTGTACAACTGCAAGGCAACACGCCCAACAATCGAAAGTGAAACAAAAGAAGACACGATCGAACCAAAAACAGAGACATTATCATTAACAGTTTCTCCGTTGGCAGACGGAAGAGTTAAAGCAAAAACAACAGACGAAACAGACGAGACAACTTATAATGGATGGTTTAACAACGTGTATGAAGCGCCAGAAGTTGCAGCGTAAAGGAGTGATCAGATGGAAAAGACAGTAAAGATTGACGGGAAAAACGTCAGATTAAAGTCCAGTGCTGCGATTCCACGGATGTATCGGAATATATTCGGGAAAGATATATTCAAAGACATGATGGCGCTGAAAAAGGCAATGGATCGAAAGAAAAAACAAGGGGACGAGCTCCCGGTTGAAAATTTGGAAATGTTTGAAAATATTGCATACATTATGGCAAAGCATGCAGATCCGAGCCGTGTACCGAACGATATTGGAAAGTGGTTAGATCGCTTTGAAACGTTTTCAATTTATCAAATTCTTCCAGAAATCTTTGAATTGTGGAATCTGAACAACAAGCAGTTGGAACATGCAAAAAAAAAGAGCGCGACATTGATCGGGAAGTAACAACAGCGTTGTTTCTTTTAAGATGTGTCCAAATCGGACTATCCATGAACGATTTGGAAGAACTCACAATAGGAATGATCATGGATATGGCGGTTGAAAATAAAAATGATGATTATGATTATCCAGACAAAGCAGGACAGGAAGACTTTAACAGATTCTAAGCGACTACTTTGCGGATAAAATCATACACATCGTTTCGAATATTAAATAAAAGCAAAGAAAAAAAGACATCGGAAGGTGTCTTTTTTTGATGCGATTTTGAGGACAACAGATGGCAAGAGGAAGAAATATAAAAGGAATCACGATTGAATTAAACGGTGATGCGACAGGACTCGATAAAGCACTTTCTGGGATTAATGGGAATATTAGCAGTCTCGAAGCTCAATTGAAAGATGTTGACCGTCTGTTAAAACTTGACCCAGGAAACACAGAATTATTAAGGCAACAGCAGACACTTCTAGCGCAGGCAGCAGAAGAAACAAAAAACAAACTGGAGATGCTGAAAAAAGCAAATGATGAAGTGTCAAAATCTGCGGATAATTACGACGCATGGAAAGCAAAGTATGATCCAATCCAGAAAGAAATATCAGAAACAAAAGAGAAATTAAAAGAATTACAAAACGAACAGCAGAACATGAAAGACGCAGGAGAGATAAATACAGATGCGTATAATGCACTGCAAAACGAGATAACAGAAACAAAAACCAAATTATCCGGATTAAAAACCGAAGCCAAGCAGGTAACCGAAGAATTTGGAACGCCAATCAATCCGGAACAGTACAATGCGCTGCAACGAGAGATTGTCGCGACACAACAAAAACTGGAGCAGTTAGGCGAAAAATCCGAAACGGCATCAGAAAAACTCAGTGGAATCGGAAAAAATATAAGCGCTCAAACAATCATGACAGCTGCGGAGAACTTAAGTGCTGTTGGCGAGAAGATCAAAGAAGTTGGATCAAGTGCAGTAGAATCTGCAAATGATATGCAGAGCGCCCAACAAAAGATAGCGGCGAACCTTGACGTGTCGAAACAAAAGACACAGGAATATGGAAAAGCTGCACAGGAAGTTTTTGAACAGGGTGTCGTAGAAGATGCAAACGAAGCAGCAGACGCGATCATCGCAGTAAAACAAAACATGTCAGATCTGAACGATACAGATCTTTCGAAGGTTGCTGGACAACTTGCGATAATCTCCGAAAGAACCGGAACAGACGTAAAAGAAAACACAGTCGCTGTTGGAAAACTGATGAAAAATTTTGGCTTATCGAGCAAAGAAGCAATGGATTTACTGGCGGCTGGATATAAAAACGGATTAAACTCATCCGATGATTTCATGGACACGATAAACGAGTATTCGCCGTTGTTCAAAACCGCCGGATACTCAGGAAAAGAAATGTTCCAGCTCCTGAAAAACGGAATGGAAAACGGAGCGATGAACACTGATAAGGCAGCAGATGCATTGAAAGAGTTTCAGATTCGTTTAGGTGATGGAACATTTAAAGGAAATATCAATAGCTTTTCGTCTAATACAAAGAAAGTATTTGGAGAATGGGAAAAAGGGAAAGCAACCGTCAAGGACGTTGCTGCAAGCGTCGGGAACGACCTGAAAAAGATGTCACCGAAAGAACAACAAGAAGCCTTATCCACATTATCCACACAATTTGAAGACTTAGGTATTGATGCATCAGTTGCGCTGTTCGGAGTCGGAAACGACTTTGACAACATAACGGGCAAAGCGAAGGAGATGAGTAAGCAAACACCAGGAGAGAAATGGGAAGGAGCACTCAGAAAGCTACAGGACAGCCTGATTCCGATTGGAACACAGATTGTTACAGCTCTACAACCTATTGTTAATGTTATATCAACAATAGCACAGGCGTTCGGATCATTACCAGGACCGATACAAACGGTTATTATAGCAATTACAGGATTGATTGCACTGTTTACGACATTAGCGCCAGCGATAGCTGCGATCATGACGATCTTTACAACGTTTTCGGCAACGGCGCTTGTACCGTTCTTGCCGATCGTAGCTGGAGTAATTGCAGCAATTACCGCAGTAATAGCAATTATACGAAACTGGAGTACGATTACGGCATTTCTTAGCAATGTGTGGAATGCTGTAAAAAGCGCTGTATCAAGTGCAGTAAATGCAATAGGCAGCGTGATTACGACGGTATTCGGTGCAGTAAAAACGTTTATATCTACGGTATGGAATGGAATTAAGACAGCGATCACGACGACAGTTAATGCGATTAAGACGGTGATTACAACGGTGTTCAATGCAATCAAGACGGTTGTAACTACAGTATTTAACGCAGTTAAGACAGTAGTTACTACAGTATGGAATGGAATCAAGACAGCGATCACAACAGTAGTCAATGCAATTAAAACAGTGATCACAACAGTATTTAATGGAATAAGGAGTGTGATCACGACTGTAACAAGCACGATTAAAAGCGTAGCAGTTGGAGCATTTACAAAAATGAGATCAGGAATCAAAACGGTTGTATCAACCTTGACCGAAATCGTGAAAGGTCCATTTAATACAATTAAAGGATTTATACTCGGCCTTGCAAGATCTGCTTATCATTGGGGATCTGATTTCATTAACGGCTTAAAAAATGGAATCTTTTCAGGAATCAATAAGATTGTAGAAGGAGTCAAAGGATTAGCTGGGAAGATCAGAAGCTTCCTACATTTCTCGCGACCAGATGAAGGACCATTAAGAGATTACGAGACATGGATGCCGGATTTTATGGACGGCCTTGCGAAAGGAATTGACAAGAATGTGTATAAGGTAAAAGATGCAATGCAAAGCGTTGCGGATCAGATGAGTACAGGAATAACTACAAACCTAAATGGATTACAACCAGCAACAGCAGGAGTGAATCTAAATAATTCGGTCACTGTTCAGGTTGGAAATCATGAGTTTGACGCATATATTGTGAAAACGGCAGAGAAAGGAATCAGCAATAATCGTATTGCAGCAAGTAGATTCAGAGGTCGTTGATTTTTGTCAGAGTCTGACAAAATAGGAGATAGAAATGTATATAGTAAAACGAAACGGAAAAACAAATACGGAGGTAGGGATCCTGGTCAAAGAAAGACCAGCGATCCCAGCGCCAGAATACAAATATGAAACAGTTGAAATCCCAGGTAGAGACGGAAGTTTATACAGTGAAGAAGGATTTGTTGATGATATAACAATAAAGATTACATTTGTATTTGCGTGTGAACCAGCCAAATGGCAAGATTTGTTTCGAAAAGCGAGAAGGTGGCTATTGAGCAAAGAAGATGATCAGTTAGTTCTTGGAGATATGTCAGGGTATTACTACAAAGTAAAGCACACTGTGATCGGAAGTTCCGAACGAGAAGTGAAACAGGTTGGGGAATTTGAAGTCGAATTTACATGCAATGGATATCAATATTTAAACAAAGGGAGATATGAATATGACAAAGATGAGGTCCTTTATAATCCATATTCTATTTCACATCCTATTTATTATATAACAGGCAATGGTAAATGCACACTTGCAGTAAATGGATATGATTTTACAGCGGAAGTAGGGCAAAATGTGACGATTGACACTGATATGATGCTTGCATACAGGAAAGATGGAAGAATTATGAATACATCCGTTACAGGCGACTACCAAGAACTATACTTACAAGAGGGAGATAACACAATTGAAATTACAGAAGGCTTTTCAATAAAGGTAAGACCGAATTGGAGGTGCTTATGATTCAAATTTATAATCCAGAAAATACAGATTTCACGAAAAATGGAGACATGACACTTACACCATCAAAAGCTATTGTTCATCCTATTTTAAACGGAACATGGTCGGCACAAATCTCTCATCCGATTGATGCAGAAGGTCGATGGAAATATATCACAGACGAAGCAGTCATAAAAATGCCAAGTTTTAACGGTAATCAGTTATTCAGAATCAAACAAAAAGAGAAAACTGATACGCAGATAACAGCATCGCTTGAACCGATCTTTATGGATGCAAAAGATGATTGCTTTCTTGTTGATGTAAGACCCACTATGAAAAATGGGCAAGAAGCATTGGACATCATGACAGCACCAAACAATAAATATTCTGGAAGCTCAGATATACCATGGGCATCTGTCGCTTATTATGAATATAAAAATCTTATAGAAGCGATCAATGGAAATGATGAGAACTCATTTATAAACAGATGGGGTGGTGAGATCTTATTTGATAACCATACAATCATAATAAATAAAAGAGTTGGCGGCGATTATGGCGTAGAACTACGCTATGGGAAAAATATCAAAGCAGACGGACTTGCAGAAGAAGTTGACACTAGAAACGTTGTAACGAGAATTTATCCAAAAGGATATGATGGTGTACAGATGTCAAACCATGGATATGTTGATTCTTCACTTATAAATAACTATCCAACAGTAAAAAGCGCAACAATAACATTTGATAATGTGAGAATGAAAGACACAACAAAACAAGAGGAAAACTTAAAACAGCTTGGAGAGTTGCAAGTGAAAATTGTTGCAAACGGCGTCAAAGAAAGATCATTAAGAAGGAAATATCAGCTACATAAAGTAAAAGAAGCTGATTATGAGAAACAGCTCGATGAAATTTTGACGGAAAGAAATGATATTCAAAAGGAAATTGATGAGCTAAAAGCAAAAGGCGAAGAAGAAGAGCAGGAAGCAAGAGATGAAGCAATTGCAAATGGTTGGACAGTATGTGAAACACAACAAGAATTTGATGCTGCACTTATACAAGAATGTAATAAACAATTTGACCTAGGATTAGATGAACCAATGATCACAATTGATGCAGATATGGTTCTTTTGCAAAATACAGATCTGTACAAAGATTATGAAGTGCTGGAAGAAGTGTCGCTCGGGGATACGATACATTGCCGGCATTGCAAACTGGATATAAATACAGATGCGAGAGTGATTGAGATGGAATATGACTGTATCAAGAAAAAAGTAACATCTGTAGTTTTGGGAGATTTTGAAAAGCAAACAAGTTATTTTGACAATGTGCAAGCAGCAATTGACAAAATTGATTCGATCAATGAAGCAATTCGATCAGATGGCTCAATTGTTGCAGAGAAAATTAAAGGATTTATCAATGGAGCTATGACGAGTTTAAGAGCGCAGTACAATGTCGCAAAAAAACAAGATGTCATGGCTATTTTATTTGAAAATCTCGATGAAAGCAGTGAAATGTACGGAGCACTTGCAATAGGAACGCAAGGGCTTGTGATAAGCAAAAGACGTACAGCAGACGGCAAAGATTGGGATTGGACAACAGCGATCACAGCCGCTGGAATGATTGCGGATACGATTGTGGCAGGATTATTATCAGATCAGACAGGCAGAAATTACTGGAATTTAAATACAGGGGAATTAGTAGCTGGAAATGCTAGTTTTAAAAATTATTCTGGAGATGATGCACTGGAAATCACAAACGCAACAATGAAGATCACAAATAATAAGAAAGACACTGGAAGAATTGGATCGAATAATTTGAGCGGTAATAAAGACGTAACAGGACTAACCTTTGAATTAAATGACGGCGATTATATGTTTTGGGGAATTAGAAACAGTAGTGGAACTGGATACACGCCGATTATGGTTTACACAAAAGGAAAATACACAGGACTTACAGGAAATGCATTGAATATATTGTGTAATATCGACATGAAAGGGAACAAAATATCAAATGCAAATATCGAGGGTGGATATTCTGGGACAATTCCGTTTGTAAAGAAAATCACAGCTACCTCAGATGGCATATTAAAACATGTAGATAATGCGGGGATTGTTGTTAAAAATGGAATTGTAACATCAGTACAAGGCTAATATTAGGAGATTAAAATGGTAAATAAAATAATACAACTTGATTTTACAGAAGAGGGACTTAGAGAAAATGTCGAAGCTGTTCAGGGAGATACTGGAAGAACACTGCTATGTAACATAACAGGTGTTGACATGACAGGAGTATCGGCACGGTTTTATGCTGTAAAAAAATCCGGAAAAGAAATATACAATAATTGCTCAGCATCAGGGAATAAAGTAATAATTGATTTGACAGAACAAACACTTGCAGAAACAGGCATTGTAAAATGTCAGCTAGATTTAAGAAAAGGATCACAGAAAGTTCAAAGTTTTATTTTTGATATAACAGTAACAGAATCATTAATGGCGCAATCAGAATATTTATCGTCAAATGAGTATAGGGTTATTGATGATCTCGCAGGAGAAGTTGAAAATAACAAAAATAAAATAGCGGAATTAGATGATAAGAAAGCTAATAAAGATGATTATGGATCTCCATTGACAGCAAGTACCGTTTCTGCAATGACAGATAAGAAAAAAGTATATGTTTATACAGGATCAGAAAGTGGATATACAGCAGGAAACTGGTATTCATGGAACGGAACAGCTTGGGTATCAGGCGGAGTCTATAACAGCGCGGCAATTCAGACAGATGAGACGCTTACACAAGCAGGCAAGGCGGCGGATTCCGCGATAACAGGAAAAAAAATTAGTGAACTAAAGGAATCTATAAAAAACGTAGCAGTAACTGATGGTTCTATCACAACATCGAAAATAGCAGATAAAGCGGTCACTGGAGATAAGATTGATTTTATTGATAAAAAAGAATTTCATTTTTACACTCCAACAGGGGATGCTAATGCAGGAAATGAGTCAGCAACTAGAAGAAACTATATGATTCCGTTTGAAGTTGGGACACCATACATTTATATGATAATGCAAACGAGACTACAAGGACGACAGTTTGGGAGTGTTAATGCACCATATAAATCCGGTATAAATAATTGGAGTATTTACGGTTATGATGTTTCTCGAGCCATTGGAACTGCGAAAGATAAAACGGTACAATTATGGTCCTATCCAGAAAAAGCAAACTCAAGTAACTACCCATGGACAGAATGTCGTAAATTTGATTGTACGGAGTTGAATCAATACTTTGAAAAAAGTCAATTAAGTGGCACGCAGATGATTTATTGTGAAGTTGGTAAAGAAAATTGTGGATGGTTTGGTGTGGATAATGATACATGGACTAACAAAGAGAAACTATCAATTTTATGGTTAAAAGAGGAACCAACATTAAATGATTGGTTGAATGGATTCGAGACAGTTGAAACATTAAATAAAAATGTGGAAGCAAACTTTTTGAAGATGCGAGATGCTTTGGGTATGTATCATAATGTGCTTGATTATGGAATCACACAGGATGCAGATGATAATTCTTTGAAATTTCAACAAATGGTCGATGAATTGTCACAAAATGGTGGTGGAACGATTTACGTTCCAAGAGGTACATATAAATTCGATACATCAAATGGACAATATATCGAGGGAACTGGTGGTTGTAAATGTTGCATAAAAGCAAAAAGTAACGTGTCTATTGTTGGGGAATCATTAACGGATTCGGTGTTTAAAATGACAGGACATAGCTCACAGGGTGTTTGTATGTTTGGCTATAACAGTGCAACAAACAAAACTCCAATCGAGGGATGTACTTATAGAAATTTTACGGTAAATGGCGAAGAGTGTACGATAGATACATATTCAAGTGATGGCAAGGCATTCTTTTATCAATATGTTAAAAACAGCGTATGGCGTGACTTAAGATTAATTGGTACTCCTGCTACATCTCTTGGAATTGATTTCCTTGACAATGTTGTAATCGACTCTATTTATTGTTACGAGTCTGGACGCATCCATGCAGATAACAGCCCCGGTGGTGCGGGAGTCGGAATTGGAACGGGAGCATGGGAAAATGAAAATTTTATTGTGAGAAACTGTATTTGCGATAACTGCGGACATTTTGGAATCTTTCTTGAGGATCAACATATATTCGGAGATGCAGCACACAGAACACCTACTTATCCCAAAGGAGCGATTATTGCAAATAATATTTGTAGAAACGGCAGAAATTACGGTTTTGGAGTGCGTGGTGGACAACACGTTATATTCGAAGGTAATGAGGCATACGAAAATGCAAATGGTGGATTTTTCAGCGATTACCAAAATAAATCAATCGTTATTCAAAATAATTTGATAAGAGATAATACAGGAAATGGAATTTGCTTAGGAAACGAAAAACCGGGGATTCTTGAGACATCATTTGAAAATGTTACAATCAAAGACAATGTGGTTATAGGAAATAAAACCGGAATTAATATTGGGCAAAAAACAACGAATTTGAATTTGATTGATAACATTGTCAGGGATAATACAGTAAAAGACATCATTGTATCTGCCACTCAGACAAGTTGTTATATATCTGGAAATCTAGTATTAACTGCTGATGTTAGTAATTATCTTAACAAGGTTGAAAATTCAGAGTTATAAAATAGACAAAAGAAAGAGTTAAAAAGAAAACTAAAATTGCCTCTATGTTGAGAATTCGAAAGCATACATAGAGGCACTTGTGAAATATTAAGGAATATATATATCCTTATTGCAAGACTAACATATTTCAGAATTAAAAACAACAAAAAAGGAGTAAACATTGAGTGACTATAGTAGAAAATATATGGAAATACGTGCAAGACCTACAGAGGTCTTATTTTTATGTAGCAAAATAATCTTTCTTCAAAGAAAGGAAAGTGAGGGAAATGAAGAAAATGGAACAGATGAACAATGTTAAAATTATGTTTACGGCAGTAATTGCTTTTTTATCATCACTACTTGGAGCGTTAGCGGTGCCAGTGTACCTAATGGTTGCATGTAACATTGTTGATTATATAACTGGGTTGATCGCTAGTAAATACAGAGCCGAGGACATAAATTCTTACAAATCAATTCGAGGGATTTTTAAAAAGGTGTGTATGTGGTTGCTGGTAGTTGTTGGAGCAATTGTTGATCAACTACTTTTATATGCATCTAATATGATGGGAATTGCATTACCATTTACGTTTTTGGTTGCATGTATTGTAGCAGTTTGGATTGATTGCAGTGAGATTATTTCAATTTTGGAAAATATTAAAGATGCAGGAGGAAAGATACCGACATTTTTAGAACCACTTGTGAAAAATATCAGATCCCAAGTGGAAAGCAAAGCAGACATCCTGGAAGATACAGATAAGGGAGATGATTAAATATGGCAGCAGTAAGTAAAAAATGTATTAAACTCGTAAAAGATTTTGAAGGATTATACCTAAAATCTTATAAAGATGAAGTCGGAATTTGGACGATCGGTTACGGAATCACAAATGCAGATAAGGCGATTACAAAAGTAACAGTTAAAGCTGGACTCAAGATAACAGAGAAAACGGCGGATAACTGGTTGGAAAAGGCACTTAACAAAAAGTATCTTCAAAAGGTAATGAAGTATAACAATAAGTACAAATGGAATCAGAACGAGATTGATGCTTTAGTATCGTTTGCGTACAATATCGGGAGTATTGATGCGTTAACTGCCAACGGGACAAGATCAAGGACGACGATCGCCGCAAAGATGCTCCAGTACAATAAAGCTGGCGGAAAAGTATTAAATGGATTAACCAGGAGAAGAAAAGCAGAACGAGAGCTTTTCCTTACAGCGGTTAAAAAGAAAGCCACAAAGAAAAAAACGTATGCAACAGTAAATACGAAGAAAGATCCTCTTACGATCAGGAGCGCTGCAAATGCGAAATCAAAAGAGCTTGGAAAGATTCCGAAAGGAATTAAGGTAGAAGTAGTTAAAAAAGGAGCTTCGTGGACGAAGGTTAAATACAAAAAAAATACTGGATATGTAGCAACTAAATATCTTAAATAACAATTAAGCCAGGGAGAAATCCCTGGTCAGACTGTAGACAAAGTCCCGGTATTTGCCGGGACTTTTACTATGAGCACTGTTTTTCTGGTATAATAGAATTATCAGAAAGGCGGTGTTTTTT